GGGACCTCTCCCAAAATATTTGATCGCCTGTGGTGGGGCCCTCCGGGCCTGGGGGTCCCCCCTGTACCCTGGTTCCGCTCGCGAGCGCCGCGACGCGACGCCGTGATCGCATGGCCAGAATCCCCAATGATCACGCGGGTTTACAAAATATGCGCAAGACGCTTGACCCCAACCATAAGTTGAGGCACGGTGGGTCACATCATGGTGACGCGGTGGCGGCCCCGGAAATTGCGGGGTCCGCCACTGGTCTATCCTAGGAGGGTCTATGCTAATCGCAGCTGTCATCGCTCTAGTGCTACTCGTCCTGCCACTGGCCGTGATGCTCCCGGGCCCGCGCCTCGCGAGCCCGACCCGGGCGTGTCGCGAGGCGCAGGTGGCGGCGCTCCGAGTCCAGGCCGCCCCTCCGGTCCCGGTGCCGACCGGGACCGACGACGACGGCGACGCGGCATGGGCGGCGTTGGTCACGGCGGCCCTCGCGTGGACCCCGGTCCCGGTTCGCCCCGGGCGCTCGGAGGCGGCCCGCCGCGCGGCCCGGGCCGGAGTCGCGCTGGACGCGGAATGCCCGCCGCTCCGACCGCGCCGTGTGCGACCGCCGTCCGACGACGCGCTCGCACGGTGTGCGCGAGCGGGCATCGTGCGCGCATGGGCGGATGTGTCATGGTACGGGACCGATGGTGACGCGGCCCGGGCCGCGCTCCGTCGTGCGTGGCCGGCCCTGCCCGCGGCCCGCATCGAAGCCGCCGTCCGCTCGGTCGTGGCGGCCTGGCCATGAGCGGCCCGCACCTGCTGAGCGGCGCGGCTCGGCGGCGCGCCGCGTACCGCGCCGCCGTGCTAGCGGGGCGCGTCCCCGTGTGCCACGTGCACCACGACCGAGCCGACGGCGGTACGTCTGGGCACGACTATCGGAGCACGGCGACGGGCGCCCATGCCTCCGGCGCCGGCCGTCCCCGGAGCGCTTGCGGGCGCTGTAGCTGGCGAGCCTGGTACGTCGCCGTTTGCCACGCGCTTGGCTGGGTCGTGGACGTGTCGCAGGGTCGGGAGCGGACGCCAGGGTCCGCTACCGCCGCCGATGCGCGGCGGGGCGCTCGGTGGCTGTCAGCGGCTCGGACTGACTGGGTACGGTATGAGCAGACATGGCGCGGCCGATGGCGCTCTACGCGGCCGTCGCGGGCGGCGCCGGTGACGCGACGGTGGGCCGGGTGCTACGGCGCCGCCCGCGACGTGCGCGCGGTCGCGGCTATCCGGCGGTATGCGTTGCGTGTGTCGCGCACGCCGGGCCGGGCCGGCTGGCTCGCGCTCGCGTGCGTCTGGTCGGACGTGGCTGC